ATACCAGGGCAACCGATTGCGTGAGCTGCTGGTATTCTTTCAAAAACTTGTCAGGCAACACCCGCGCCAGCCCGGACTGGGGAATGGTCATCATCGTAGGTCGAAAAGCAATATCGCCCTCGCTTGGAGATCTTCGCAGTGTCAGCGCTTCATCGACGGTTAAAAAACCGTTGATCCCGTAAGAACTAAAGCAATAGTGCGAGATGTCCGAAAAGGCATCAGACGCAAAAGAGGCAGAATCAATGTTCCCCGACGGAATGCCGACATCCTGAAAAGCTTGATTAAGTACCTCAAGCGGGTGATCGCTAAGGTATGTCCGGCTGCTATCGTGGTTGGAGAGCTTGCTCTGGTACTCGGTGACGTCAAAGATAATTGATCCCTGCTCCCCCCTTACCGACTCGACGCGACCCCGGAAAATCAAAACGCCGTCGCTCGTCAAAATCTCCGGTGATATGAGGTAAACAAGGCAGTCGGCATCATAGAAAGAATAATTTTCCATCACGCCGCGCATATGATCGTTATCAATGACTTCAAGTTGCAGGGTTGCCACCTGAATGTCCCTCTCCAGTGGATCATATTCCTGCGAGATCGATGTAACAGATAGAAGAACAGGATCGCCCTCCTGCAGCGCGCTAATTTTGGCATCTCCATTGTGAAAATAGAGCGTTTTGCTGCTGGGCACCTGCGTATTCATTGCCACAAAAACAACGGGCTCTGGTGAGGCTTTCCCGAACTCTTTTAAAAACTCGGACGAAAGGGTGATTGCCATCTGCTATTCCCTTGAAAGGTACGGCGGCTGCTCAGTCATCGAGAACGCCAGCACCCTCTCAAACGGGCCGACCAGTGGAAAGTTAAGGGCGGGCGTGTCCATGATCATAAGGTATGGCTTTGCGGCGCTTGATGGCGTCTCCACATAAAGAAAGGGCCTAGTCCCCTCCTCGGTTGCGTCCCACCAATCTTCGATCACAGTGATCTCCGCGCTGTCCGCGATGGGCGATCGAAGGTTTCTGGTGGCCTGCCCCCGGTAACGCACATACCTGCGCGTCAATCCGCTAAGCGCCTTAAACTCCGTCGTCTCGCTGAATTCGGCCTTGTTGTCCCATGGAACATCCGGGTTTTTTTGGAGCTGGTAACGGGTGCCCAGAAAAACCTCACCAAGCGCGGGCGTCTTTGATCCGCTGTGTTCTATTTTGAGGCGGCACCGCTCAACGCTGCTATACCTCTGGGCGGTGCCGCTCGACGAGTATGTGCTGCCGCCGCCAGCGCTGTTTAGGTTGGTAATCAAAATACGATTGTCTGTTGTCCCGTCTACTGTGTATTTTCCAATTTCAATGACGCTTGAACTAAAAGCGTCATTGTCGGCAAGCTCTAAAGAAACGCTGGTAAATCCGCCGCTGTTAAAATTGTGATCGAGGATCAGCAACGTGTCAAAACTGATCCCAGCCCCAAATTCAAAATTGAAATATTTAGGACTGGCCGCGCTGATGGGTGCGCTATCGCTTCGAATCTTTGTGATCAAGCTGCCGATGTCATCATGCGCCCGCGACCCTGGAAAAGATGCGTCCGTTTGACTGTCACCCGACCCCGAGAGATCCCCCGTTGTTGTCCACTCTGCATCCGTGGCGGTGAGCGCCTTCTGCACCACAAGCATGGGCTTGTCCGCGTCAAATCCGGTTGTCTCTGCGCCGGTGAGCGCTGCCGCTGAATAAGGCATTTAAAACATCCCCTGCTTTCTCAGGTCTTTTAGCGCTGGCACAACGTTTTGACGCACAAAGCGCTTAATCTCTGCGCGGCCTGCCGGTATCTGGCTGTTCATTTCAATCGTAACCTGACCGCCGCCGCCTAAACCGCCATCTTGCCGCATGCGGTCCACCTGGTCACGGCTCAAAACCATCTCGCCCCGCTGGGCCATGATGGGGACCGTATCATGGCCCGGGGTTCCACCCTCAACCATGCCGCCGCGAGCCATAAACGCCATGCCGATAAATCCACGGATCAAGGCGAAAGCTGTTGCGGCTGCAATGGCGGCCATGGCAGGCCCCACAATAGGGATCCCCACGACATTTGACGCCGCCGAAGCCGCGCCCTTAACCGCTTCGATGGTTACAAAGTCCTGCATGGCCGCAAGTGCTGTATCAATTATCTGGCCCGTCATTGACTTAAAACCAGCGGCAACCGCGTCTTGCCCCTCTTCTGCTGCCGCAAATCCAGTGACAAAAGCGCCCCCGATGGCCGACCCGATCGCCCCATATTTTGACGCCATCGCCTCAAGTCTGGCATTTTCTGCGTCCGCAAATGCTTTTTCTTTCACGGCCCACGCTGCCCGTAGCTCCCGGTTCTTTTTGCGCAGGGCTTCCAGCGCCTCTTCTTTTTTCTTCTGCGCTTCCAGGATTTCGTTGCGCTCTTCGTTCGTGAGGTTTCCAACTTTGGTTTCTGTGTTCAATGCTTTGGTGGCGCTGACAGCAATCACGCCAATCGCATCGTGCGCGGCCTGGCCGTATTTCTTAACAAGGGCCTCAAATTTTTCTTGGGACTTGATAACCTCGTCTAGCTCTTTTCTTGCATTATCGGCAGATTCTTTGAAAGTGTCCCCGAAATCTTTCGTTGCTTCTGATGCCTTTCTAAGCTTTCCCTCTAAGCCATCCATGCCGAGAAAGTGGGCAAAGTCCGCCATCTTTTCAAGCGCTTTGGCTGTCCCCTTTAGCAGTGCAGAATAATAGGTATTGACCGCGATTTTTAACGCGGCCCAAATCATAGCCCAGCCGCTTGTGATTTTTGAAACTAAAAGGATCCCTTTAGCCAGAACAACAATCGCGCCCTTTGCAAAGCCCGCAACCCACTCAACAATTTTGGTGCCTATCAGATTTTGATTGGCCACCATCCAGGTTTGAATCGCCTCAATCACGGGCTTCAGTGCTTTAACCGTGGCGTTGAACGCCTTGATCAAAACAATGCCGACATTGGCCCCCAGCTTTTTGACTGTTTTTGATGACTCATCAAAGCTCTTCATCAGTGGGTCGTTGGCGTCAACGAACTCGCGGGTCATCTCGATGGCAATCATGCCCATGTCTTTGAATTTTTTGAATAGCTCAGCGGCCTGGTTGAGCATAACGGCGGCGGTGCCTATTTTTTGAAATGACGCAGCGGCGCCGGTTCCAAACTTTTTGACCGCGCCCAATGCTTTAGTCGAGCGCGTGCCCACCTTGGCAACAACGGCACTGGCCTGGTCTTCGGCGGTAACCTCTAAGTGCACCCCGTGCGTTACCTCAGCCATGTCTTCGCCCTTTCTTCATTGACCGGTCAAGCTCCGCTTTCTGTTTTCTCGCCTGCTCTGTTTCTATTTCGCGAATCACCGTGCTCGCGTGGTGAATCACAGCATAGACAAAAGCAGGCTCCTCGCTCAAACTCGCGCCACCAAATGGCAAGATTTTATAGTCGCGCCAGTCGGTGAACCATGAAACCATCATCATGGTTTCCGGGTCAATCTGCGACCACGGGCAGCGCCGCAAGCTAGGCATAAAAGCAAACGCCACATTCTCCGAGGTTTCCCCGTCGCAGTTTCGCCCTGGTCTTTTCTCGTCATGCTCTGCCGCGCTCGGCCCTCGGCACTTCGAACATTTCCAGTCAAGCGAGCTGTGGCCACTAGAAAAAAATCTAGCGGCCAGCTCTATTTTTTTCGCGCCCCCTCCGACAACGTGGAAATCTCAGTGATCCCGGAATACATCTCATCGATCAAAGATTGCTCCCCGCGCTCCCACAAGCTCGGGCCATCGGTGATTGCCTTTCCAAGGATATCAACGCAATTGGTAAGCCGCACCACGCGACCTTGAATGATTTTTTTAATGGCTGCCTCGGCGGATTTGATGTTTACCACGCCGTCTTTTCCAATGCTCGCACGCTGCGCAGCCCGCAGCTCGCCGCCTGTCATGGGCACCAGCTCTGCCAGTATTTGATCAGCCTCGGGCTTCTCTCGGTTTCCGTTCCACTCGGGCACAAACCCCCGGATGTTTTCTTCGTCATGTTCCATTTTGATTTCCTTTTGTTTTATGAATTACTGATTCCACGCAATTCTGATTTCATCGCCGCCGCTGCTCGTTGCCATCGCGGTAAATGGCAGATTCAAAACTGCCTCCTCTGCCTGCGGCACGTCGATGGCCCCGAAGTCAATTTCTGCTGTGTCCATAAAAATCACAACCGTTTTACCTGACGTTGATCCCATATCAATGCGAATGGGGATGCTTGAAAAGCTGGGATCATAGCTTGCATCTGTTGGGTCGGTCCCGTTGCCTTGCACGTAGCGCTGGGCCAGTGACTTGATAAAGTCTTTACGTGCCCGAACAGACACAGAGCCCTTGACTGACCGATACCCCGCCACAAAATCACTGGTGCCCTTTTCAAAAGCTTCGTCGGAAAGCCCCTTGATTCCGTTTGTGATGGTCACATCAAAAGCGGTGACGGGAAGCGTTACGCTGTTGAGCGTCAGGCTTCCGGTGATTCCGTTGACGGGATTGCCTGCGGTTGTTTCGGTGTATGTGGTCGGCGTGATGGCTGCCGCGTCTGGCCAGCTAGAGCTTTGAATGGTTAAGGTGTCGGAGCTTTTGGCGGTCACTATTCTATTCTGGTCAGCCGGTGACCCGGCCCCGTCTGTAAATGTGATCGAGCTGCCAACCATGAAGTTAACGCCGTTGCCCGACTCGGTGATCAGCGCCGTAGCGGTTGAGCCCGTGCCCTCAGTTATGCCGGTGCCGGTCAGCGCATAGTTAAAGGCGCTACCGCTAAAGCTGATCTTGGGCTCTTCGCCGCCGCTGCCGCTGATGGTCATCTCTTCGACGTAGGCACCAAAAAGGTCCTCTCTGAATACGCCGTTGGCGGTTCTGGCCATGCGAACAGTGGGCAGCGCGTTGGTGTCAGTTAGGTTGTAAGTCTTGGCCACTGAGGCGCCGAAAGCTCCGCCCATTGCGCCCTCTATCAATGGGTCAATGTCGGGGGCAGTGGTTCCACCGGCGGGCAAGATGTAGCTTTCGCAGCTCCAAGAAACTTCCTGCTTGCCCGTGATGCGTTCCTGCACTGACCGCGTGGACCGTGAATCCATCCGATCATTTCGCGCAACCGTGAACTCCATTGACGTACTTAGGACCTTGGCGGCTTCCGCCCCTGTTAGCGCCTCCTGGGAATCGGTGCCGTAAGCGCCGCCCGCTGCGCTTTCTTTTTTACAGAAAAATCTTAGGTTTCTACCGAGTGCATGATCTGTTGACGCGCCCATTATTCAGCTCCATCCGTTTGCGGCGCCTTGGGTTTCTTAACCCGCTTTGCCGCTTTCTTTTTTATCGTTTCAAAAAGTCCCGACGCAACAAGCGCCGCCGCCTCATTTTCGGGCAGGTCCAACTCAGCGCCCGGCTCTACCAGGTTGTCGCCGTGCCTTATCGGGTTGGCTCCCACATACTTAACTTTCATCAGGTCGATCCCGTCGTTCGCACATAGCGGATTTGTGTTTGCAT